AATATTAGAACTTGTTGGAGCTTTGGAAATATCAAAGTTAAGGAAGGGAAATAATGATAACGCTGGTGTTCCTAAAGTTTATACAATCCTAGACCAAGCTTTTGAGGTGTTTCCAAAGCCCGATGGAGATACGGTTTTCGAACTTACCTACTACGAAGAGATACCAGACTTAGCTGTAAACAGTACAAACTGGTTAATGACTTATTATCCTTCCGCATATCTATATGGTTCTTTACTTCATTCTGCTCCATATCTATCTGAGGGTAATAGAATACCAGAATGGAGTGCATTGTATCAAAAGGCAATCAATGATATAAATGCGGAAAGTGAACGGGCAAAAACTGGCGGCTCTGGTCGCAGGATGAAAATAAGGAGCTACTAAATGGCAAGTTTTACTAAAGTAAATGACTTTGTGGTCAATCTGGCTAACACAATGGACCTAGATGGAGATACTTTAAAAGTGGCTCTTTCTAACACAGACCCTACGGCTGGTACAAACGCAGCGGCTGATGGAAATGGTATTTTAGGAAATATTACAGAGATTTCTTACACCAATCTATCGTCACGAACATTAGCAAGTGTCACAAGCACACAAACTTCTGGCACTTATAAGCTATCAGCTAGTGACTTAGTTTTGACAGCATCAGGTGGTGCAGTGGCAGCTTTTAGATATGTGATTATCTATGATGACACAGTGACGTCACCAGCAGATCCATTGATAGGTTATTACGATTACGGATCATCACTTACGCTAAATGATGGTGATACTTTCACAGTAGATATTGGAACAAACGGTATCTTAACACTTACATAATAGGAGATCGTCATGGCGAAACTTTTTAACAGAGCCAAAATGACGACTAGCACTACTGGAACTGGTACGGTTACATTAGGTAGTGCTTCTGTAGGCTTTCAAAGCTTTGCAGACGCTGGGGTAAGTAACAGTGATGTTGTCCAATATGTAATTGAGGAAGGTGCTAATTTTGAGATAGGCACTGGAACGTATAGTAGTAGTGGAACGTCACTCACAAGAACGCCCAGCGAAAGTAGCAACAGCGATAATGCTATTTCTTTAACTGGTACTGCCACAGTGTCAGTGACAGCCATCAATACTGACTTTAATGAATTGCAACATGCTGGGGTTACAAAAGTCGCTGCATCAGCGACAGGTGCGACAGTAACAGGTACTTTGGCGGCTACAGCTTTAACTGGTGACGGTTCTGCGCTGACAGGTATTGTTTCTATTCCGTCAGGTTTAATTGCCATGTGGTCTGGAACAAATGCAAACATTCCGTCAGGCTGGCACTTATGCGATGGAAATAACAGTACCCCAGATTTAACAGAAAGATTTATTATAGGTCGTGAGGCTTCAACTAATACAAATAATAGTGGAGGATCAAATACTGTTACCTTAGCAGAGGCCAACTTGCCAAGTCACACGCATGACAGTGGCAACTTAGCGGCTGCGGCAGGAGGTGATCACTCTCATAGCTTCAGCGGAAATACTAGCAACACTGGCGCTCACTCTCATAGTGGAAGCACTTCTAATACTGGTAATCACACCCACTCAAATAGAAAAACAAATTCTGGAAATGCTGGTGGTGGGTATGTGCATTACAATCTTTCTTACAATAATCCAAATGCTAATGCTGGAAATACAAATAGTGCTGGAGCGCACAGCCATAATTTTAACACAAGCAACACTGGAAACCACAGCCACAGTTTTAGTGGAAATACTGGCAACTCTGGAAATCATACGCATAGTATATCAGGTAATACTGGGGCAACTGGAAGCGGTTCGGCGTTAACAACGACACCAGTATTTTTTACGTTGGCGTTTATTATGAAATCGTAAAATGGCGAATAAAATTAAATTTCATGCACCACAGGAGGTTTTGGACGCATACCCCCATCCTTTTCCGTCAAGCAAAGCCTTGCCAGATTGGTTTAAACAGTTGCCGCCAGCACTTGATCGCCACCCCAGAAGTAGTTCTGTTAAGCGATGTATTCCATTTTTAGAAGCTTGCAATGAAGGTTACATTATACCTTTTTATTGTGATGTTTTTGTTAAAGCAGAAAATGATAAAATAAATTTTGAATTTGCAGAAAAAGATTTGTGTGATGGGATGTCCTCACATTACTTAGGTCAATTAGAGGGACATCCATTACAAGACGCTGACTTTGGAACTATACCATTAAAGTTTCATAATCCTTGGGTAATCGAAACTCCAAAAGGCTATAGTTGTCTTTTTACGTCACCCTTAAATAGAATGGAAAAAAGGTTTAAGCTTTTTGATGGTGTTGTTGATACTGACACTTATTATAATTCTGTTAATTTTCCGTTTATCTGGACTGGTGGCGATGGTGAATTTTTAATTGAAAAAGGCACTCCACTTGCTCAAGTTATACCTTTTAAAAGAGAAACGCTAAAAGCTGAATTTGGTTTAGTTGATAAAAGAAAGTCAACTCAAGTTCGGAGCAAATTGTTAACTTTATTTAATAATAGTTATAGACGGTTATTCTGGCATAAAATGGAGCATAAAAATGAAAAATCTTAATATAACATCAAGTGGAAATCTTAAATTTTTTACAAGTCAATATGAATACAATGGCGACATCACCAACTCTGCATTTTCTGTTAATCGGCAAAATAATCTAAATAGTTTGCTTTCATTAATACAGTCAGAAGGTTTACAAGAATTACATATAGAACAAACAGATTTTAATAGTTTTGTGCATAAAGTAAAAAATGGACAAGTTTTAGCTAGTGACAATGTAAATTCTTTTGAGGTTTTTAGTGATCTAGAAAACTACGCAAAAGAAATCAAAGATTATGAAGATGCAATTCCAGTACCTACGGCACAACCTTTTTCTTGGCAGACTGAAGAAGGAGAGTAACGCATGACTATTGCATCTGGCCCAATAGGTAATGGCCCGATTGGATCTAGCGGTGGTGCTAACTATTCGATGTCAGTCACGCATGGCACGTTTACGCTGTCGATGGCTGGGGCTGGTAAACTCATCACAGATTTATTTCCAAGTGGTCAGTTTACGCTAAGTGGTCAACCACTCTTAAACCCTGTCGCATATAACTACGCAATTCAAAGCGGTTCTTTTGGTTTAACAGGTAACACTGTAATTGTGTCATTAGGTAAAGGTGTATTTTTAGAGCCAATTGGAACTTTTACGACAACAGGCCATGCTGTAAGTTTTCAGAAAAATTTAAGCCCAAATGCACAAGTGGGAACATTTACACTAACTGGTCAAGATCAAAGCTACGAAATACATATATCAATCACTCCACCAACAGCAACTTTTACGCTTTCTGGTCAACCAGTAATATTTGGGTTTGATATTGACGCAGAGGTTGGAACTTTTGCACTAACTGGCGTTGCCGCCACACTAAGACATGGCAGGGTTCTATCAGTCGCTGATGCGGCAGAATACACATATCAAGGAAAAGACGTTAAGTTTAGAGGATGGTTTAGCCCTACCCCTACACCAGCAATATGGACGGATGCCGCTTAACGTGGTACTGTTTTATTAATAGGAGATTAAAATGGCTATTACTATAACAAAACCTACCGTTGGAGGTAGTGAGGGAACTTGGGGTTCGACTATCAATACAGGCTTAACAGCCATCGAAAGCACCTTTAACGGCTCTGGAACTGGCAAGGCTACGGTTGCTCCTGATCTATCAACTCTCACAATCAACGGAGCAAATGTAACCTCCACAGCGGCTGAACTAAATTTATTAGATGGTTCAGTAGCAAACACAGTAGTTAATAGTAAGGGTGTTGTTTACGGTGCGGCTGGAGAGGTGCAAGCCGTAACTGTTGATCTAGGCGATTGGACAATTACGCAATCTGGTTCAGATTTAAAATTTGCTTATCAAGGTACAGATAGACTTAAATTAAGTTCTACTGGCGCATTAACTGTGGAAAACGATGTAACTGCTTTCGGAAGTGCTTAATAATGACTTTACCAAGTAGCGGAACTTTAACCATAAATAACATAGTAGGCGAATTCGGTGGTTCTGCGCCGCATGGTCTAAGTGAATATTATAGAAATGGCGGTTTAGTTACTCCTCAAAATACTTCTGTTCCTACTTCTGGAGCTATAAGTATTAGTAATTTTTATGGATCGGTTGCTCAAACGACAACCACCATAACATCTTCTGCAACAATAAATGGGCAATCTAATAGAAAACAAATAACCGCTTCTAGTTTCGTAACTACTGGTAACATACTGAGAATACCGTCAGGTTTTTGGGTATGGTCAGATAGTGTTACAGTGCCAGCATTAATAATTGATATTCCTTGTGAAATTCAAAACGAAGGTAAAATTATTGGAAAAGGTGGCTATGGTTCATTTGGTTCCGCTGGCAATGCTCAAGATGGCGGCGATGCTATAAAAATTAATTCTGGAGTTAGTGGTGTGGTCATTACAAATGCATCTGGCGCATTTATAGCTGGCGGCGGCGGTGGTGGCGGCGGTTCTGGTACAAATGGAACAGTAACTAATGGATTTGGTGGCGGTGGCGCTGGTGGCGGTGCGGCTGAATTAGACAATCCCAATCCTCCCTCAAATGCGGCTCAAGGCGGTGTTTTAAATGCCAAGGGTGATGATGCTGCAAGCGGAACTGGCGGTGGTGCTGGGGGTGGCGGTGGTTCTTATGCAGGGGGTGCAGGAGGGATGATTTCATCGGGCGGCGGTGGAGGCCGTATTCTTGGATCGGGAGCAACAGGTGGTGTTACTGGCGGTGGTGCAAATGGCAGTGCTGGTGCAAATTCTACTAACAACAATTTAGGCGGCGGTGGCGGTGGCTGGGGTGCATCTGGGGGTAACGGCACAGATAATAACGGTGGTGCTGGTGGTAAGG